TGTCTTGCCGACTATCCAACCGCAGGCGGTGCTGGCACAGATGCCCAAACCGTCAAAGCATCATGGAAGATTTATCAAGGTATTGTCACTCTGACAGTAACCTGAGAATAGAAACGGGAGCAGAAATGAAACTACCAATCACAATCGAATACATGAACGGCACAAGTGCTACATACGTGGCACAAGTGCCAGAATGGGCGCGATGGGAACTCAAAACAGGCAACATCATTTCACAGGCGCAAGACAAGATCGGAATCTCCGATCTCTTATTCTTGGCGTTCCACGCAATGCGTCGGGAAGCCGCTGGAAAAGGTGTCAAGCCTTATGAAGTCTGGGCAGAAACCGTCGCTGAAATCGTGGTCGGAGATGGCGACCCAAAAGCCATCAGCACGGAAGCCTGAATCGTCTCATCGTTGAACTGTCTATCGAGACAGGAATTCCGATGAGCGAATGGACACGTGCAGAAGATATTTTGACGGCGTTGGAGATACTGGAGAAGCGAAATGGCAACTGATCCGATTGCATACGACAAAGCCGAAGTGCGTCGGATCATCGGAGCATTCAAGGCAATGGATGATGAAGCCGTATCAGCAGCCAAAGAACAATCCAACGCTCTCGCAACCTATCTTCAAAACAAAGTCAAAGGTGCTGCTGGTAATTTACGCAGTCGCAAGGTTGCCAGTCGAATTGCCGACGGCTCGGTGGTCAGTAAGTCATCCAAAGTCGGTGAAATCTCCTATGGATTTGCACGTCAGAAATTCTCTGGCGGTGGCACGACTCAGATGCTCTGGGGTGGCAGCGAATTCGGCTCGAATAAATATAAACAATTTCCTATTTGGTCAGGTAAGCAAGGTCGCGGATCGCGTGGCTATTTTATCTATCCGACACTTCGGGAAGAACAACCGCACATCGTTGCACAATGGGAAGCCGCATTCAGTAACATCTTGAAGGAGTGGTGATGGCATCAATCGGTGGATCGCGCACGTTAAAACTCACCATTCTCGGTGATGTCGATAATCTTAAAAAATCGCTTAATAGTGGCAGTGACGACGTTGAAGGTTTTGCCGATAAATTAGGATCATTTGGCAAGAAAGCAGCAGCAGCGTTCGCCGTAGCCGCAGCAGCCGCAGCAGCCTACGCAGTACATCTTGCCGTCGATGGCGTGAAGGCTGCGCTGGAAGATGAAGCCGCGCAGGTCAAACTTGCCAACGCGCTAAAGAATGCAACGGGTGCAACAGAAGATCAGATCAAGGCAACAGAAACCGCGATTCTCAAACTCTCACTCGCCACAGGTGTCGCCGATAATAATTTGCGACCAGCGATGTCTAGACTCGCGCTCTCGACCAATGATGTCGGCAAGGCGCAGGAATTGCTTGCACTGTCACTTGATGTCGCAACTCAAACTGGAAAGCCGCTTGAAGCGGTTGCTAATGCTCTAGGCAAAGCCTACGACGGAAACACGGCGGCACTGGGCAAGTTAGGCATCGGGTTATCAGCAGCAGAACTCAAAGCGATGTCATTTACAGAAATTCAAACAAAATTGACCAACCTTATGGGCGGCGCGGCTCTTGCCAATGCTGCTACCTATCAAGGCGGCATCGATAAATTAAAAGTAGCATTTGATGAAGCCAAAGAAACTCTTGGTTTTGCATTACTTCCGCAATTAGGAAAACTCACTGATTTCTTGACCACTGTTGCAGTGCCAGCATTGCAGGCATTGATTGCTGGATTTACGGGTGATAAATCTTTGAAATCAGGAATGACAACGGTGCAATTAAATGCATTCACTTTGGGCGAACAAATCAAAGAACTTGGCAAAACATTTAGCGGATTCTTCAAAGCATTTAGTTCAGATTCTACATCGTCATTTTCTGGTTTTATCAATGTCATCAAAGGCGTTGTCACGGCAATCAATGGCGTTCTGAAAGCGTTGGAAGTTTTAGCCAACGTTGCAATCACCGTCATCAATGCCGTAATCGCTGGCTATAATTTAATTCCTGGTGTTAAAGATATTCCATTCGTGCAAAACTTTGGAGCAGTGCAAACTGATCCTAATACAGGGCTACCAGTCAAAAGAACAACCGCATCAACGACATCAACTGCTCCAGGATTATTTGGCACAGGTGCATCGTCGGTGAGTGGATTCACACCGCCTATTGTTGTCGTTCCTGTTGTACCAATGCCAACAATTTCGACCGCAGGCACATCAACATCGGCAGGTGTTTCATCGGCTGCTAAATCGGCGGCGGTTGCCGTGGCAGCATCGGCGGCAGCATCATCACCACTTGCCATGACAGGTGAGCGCAACGCAGCCACATCACCGATTATCAATCTCACCGTCAATGGCGCAATCGATTCGGAAGGCACGGCTCGGACTGTCGTGGATACCTTGAATAATTCCTACTTTCGCGGAACAGGTGGCGGCGGAGCGTTATTCTTATGACTTCATGGAATCCGATCTGGCGCGTTCTGGTCAATGGAGTCAACAGCACCACCACAATCTTCTCGAATCTAACCATCACATCAGGGCGAACCAACATCTACTCTCAGCCCTACGCAGGCTATTGCACGGTTAATATCAACAACACCGATCACTCGACTGTCTCGATTGCCATCAATGACGCGGTGACCATCGAAGTCAAGAATAACGCTGGCACATACGTCACACTCTTTGGCGGCACTGTGGTCGATCTAGGCATCGCAATTCGAGAGATTGGGAACACTTACACTCAAACGGTCACAATCACGGCTCTGGGCGCACTCTCGCGGCTTCCTAGGGCTACCACAACGGGCGTTCTATCGTCAGGGCTAGACGGCGCACAGATACTTACAATCTTGCAAGATTTACTGCTCAATAACTGGTCGGAAGTGCCAGCAGCCTTGACGTGGGCTACCTACACGCCAGCAGGTACGACGTGGGCAACTGCAGAAAATGTAGGGCTTGGAACGATTGACGCAGGCAATTACACTCTCGCGGCTCGATCGTCATCGGTTGATGATGATTATTCAATCGTGACGGCTCTGGCAACATCTGGTCTTGGCTACATCTGGGAAAGTGCCGACGGGCTGATCAATTACGCCGATTCGACTCATCGCAGCACCTATCTAGCGACCTACGGCTACACCGAATTATCAGCCAATGACGCACTGGGTGCAGGAATGAAAATTCAGACTCGCGCTGGTGACGTGCGAAATGACATCACCATCAAATATGGCGCAACATCGTCATCGTCGTATAACACCACCGATGCGGTCTCGATTGATACCTACGGCAGACTTGCTCAGATTGTCACGACAACACTTGCCAACCTTAGCGATGCCACCACACAGGGCGCGTTCTATCTGAAGATCAGGGCAACGCCTTACGCCAACCTTGAAACCATCACCTATGAACTAACCAATGGCGACATTGACACCGCAGATCGAGATTCGCTGCTCGGTGTATTCATCGGGTTACCCGTGAGCATTGCAGATATTCCGACCAACATGGGCGGCACTTATCTGGGATTTATTGAAGGATGGACATGGCGAGCCAACTTCAATCAACTATCTATCACCGCTACACTGTCACCGTTAATTTATTCATTGCAGGCAATGAAGTGGAGCGATGTTGGTGCAACGGAGAGATGGAATACAGTGGCAGGAACACTTCAATGGCAAGATGCCTTCGTCGTAGCATAAGGAGAAATCATGGCTAATCCAACAACCGCATTCGGATGGGTAATGCCCGTCTCTAGTGATCTGGTCACAGGGCTTCCGACACAATTCGCAACATTCGGTCAGGGTGTTGATACATCGTTGCAATATCTACTCGGTGGCACGACAGGTCAAATCTTGTCCAAAACATCCGCAACAGGCATGGCATTTACATGGATTGCGGCAGGAATGACAAATCCGCTGACAACAACGGGCGATGTAATTTATTCATCCAGTGGAACAACGGCTGCACGACTTCCAATCGGAACAACTAATCAAGTTCTTGGCATAACTGCTGGAGTGCCTGCATGGTCGGCAAGTGCTAGATCAACACTTACCGCAACAGGAGACATTTTATACGCAAGTTCGGCTAATACTCTTGCACGTGCAGCAATCGGCACAACAGGTCAAGTCCTTACCGTAGCCGCAGGAATTCCATCATGGGCGACTGCAAGTGCTGGTGGGATGACTCTTATCAACGCAGGTGGCACAGCGTTATCGGGTTCAAGTGTTTCAATAACTTCAATACCTGCAACTTATAAAAATCTGCAAGTTATTATACGCGGTTTCCAACCTGGAACTATTGATACAATTTGCAAAATAGGATTTAATACAGATACGGGTTCAACTTATGCATCTGTGCCTGCATCAACAGTCGTTCCGAACGGTGGTTCTGCGATATCCAATGTTTCAACAGGTATTCAATTTAACGGCGGCGCAGGTACTTCTAACGATGCAAACGCATTATATAATTTAGCAAAAATAGAAATACCAGATTACACAAATACAACAACTTACAAAACTACGCAAAATTTTGTTTTTGATAGACACGCTTATGCCGGTGTTACAGCACAATGGGCGTTAGAAATGCGGACTGGTGTATGGTCTAGCACCGCCGCAATTTCATCAATTCAAATTTCAATTAACAGCGGAACTTGGTCTGCTGGTACTGTATTCGTCTATGGAGTGAGTTAAAATGGCAAAATTACAAGTTAAAATTTACGATTGCGCAACAGGTGAAACAATAATCCGCGATGAATCCGATGCAGAAGAATCGGCGCGCATTGAACAGTTAAAAATTGATAATAAAAACAAATTGAAAGCGCAAGCAGATGCCAAAGCCAAAGCCGCGCTGCTTGATAAATTAGGCATCACGGAAGAAGAAGCGGCGTTGCTGCTCTCATAATGAACGAAACGCTGCTGAGTCAGAATGGATGGATTGCATCATCTGATCCAGCAGCCATCGGAATTCGTAAGTATCCGATAAAGGGAACGAACATTTCATTGCGCTGCAATGAGAAAGTCGCACCGCTACTCATCGGGCTGGCGCAGGAATTTCACGAACTTATCGAGCCAATCGATGCAGGCACACTCGATGACTGGGGTTACGCATTCCGCATGGTGCGCGGCTCAACTGCCTACATTTCCAATCATGGCTCAGGCACGGCAATCGATCTCAACGCGGCTTCTCATCCGCTAGGTCGTGTCGGAACATTTCCCAACGCCAAAGTGCCTATGATTAGGGCGATTGCGAAGAAGTATGGCTGCCGATGGGGTGGCGATTACAACATGCGCAAGGATGAAATGCACTTCGAGATTGCACTAAGTCCAGTCAAAGCGGCTGAACTCATTGTCAGGCTAGGAGAAAAAACACATGAATGAGAAACTTAAATCGGCAGGCGCATCATATCTACGGGCTGCGCTGGCTTCGGTTCTTGCACTCTGGCTCTCTGGTGTAAGTGATCCAAAGGTTTTGATGAACGGCTTACTAGCAGGGCTACTTTCGCCCGTGCTACATGCTCTCAATCCTAACGACGCAAGTTACGGCATCGTTAAGAAATGATGGCAAGTGAATGGGTCGCAGTCGTTGTCGGGGTCATATCGATCTTCGGCTCATTCACGCTGGTCATTCGTCATCTTGTGCGGCATTACCTTTCGGAATTAGTACCTAACAACGGATCATCGCTAAAGGACAAAGTAGTCAGGCTCGAAGAAGGTCAGACGCGGATTGAACTGCGCATCGACCAGATACTGCTGCAACTTCTGGACACACGCCACGCCGACTGATGAGCGTGGTTCTTGCCATTGTCAGTGCTAGGACTCACACTGTATTTCAGGGAGCGCACTATCGCGCTTCCTAGATACGGGAGCAGAAATGAGCATGTACGCATTACCAGCCATTATTATAAAGGGTATTTGCCTTCTCATCTTTGGCGTTGTCTGCTGGAGTTGCGGAATCAATCAAGGTCGCAGGGAAATTCGTGAGCAGCACCGTCGCTGGATGAAATCGGTGAATCAATCATGAGTTTTGATCTCAGCACTTATGAAGGCGTGAATGACAGAATCATTCGTTTCAGAAAAGAATTCCCAACGGGCAGACTTGAAGTCCATATTCTTGACATGAATCTACAGGCAGGAATGATTCTGATCGAAGCACGGGCTTATCGCAATTATGAAGATGACAAGCCATCAGCCATCGATATGGCGTTCGGGCTGCAATCAACATTTAATCTAAACATGAAAAAGTTTTATATCGAAGATACTGCCACCAGCGCAATCGGTCGCGTAATTGGAATGCTCACGCCATCACCAGTGGGCAGACCAACACGGCAGGACATGGAAAAGGTGGAGCAGACATACACCGAACCCGTTGCCGATCCTTATGCAAAAGCAAAAGAAATGGGCATCACCAATTACGAATATGACCAAATGGCTAAGTCGTGGAGTGAAGAACCATTTGTCGGTGTCTCCATAGGTTCTGCCATCGAAGCAATACAGGAATCGCTTGGCGATGAAATGGCTGGTGTTTCGCCGAAATGTAAGCATGGTCATCGGCTATTGATGGAAGGAATTTCAACCAAAACTGGCAGACCATATCGCGGCTATAAGTGCATGGAGAAGTTAAAGGAAAAGCAATGCGAGATGATTTGGTATCGCATTTTAGATTCTGGTGAATGGCTTCCGCCGAAAGATTACGTTGAATATACAGAGAAGAAACGATGAAAATCACACTGACCGACAAACAGATTCATCAATGCCATGACGCAGCATTTAGATCATTAGTGCGTGGAGAATACGACAACTGCACCGCTACACGTCAAAATAAAGTTACCTTTCATGAGCATGTCAATGAAGTCGCCGAAGCCAACGGCGCAGAATGGGCAGTGGCTCAGATGATGGAAGTGCCTTATGATCCTTATGAAAACAAAGGCAAGAATAAAGCCGATGTCGGACTCAACATCGAAGTGAAATGGACTAAATACGTATTCGGTCAAATGATTATCTGCGAATCTGACCGCAAGACTGACATCGCCATTCTGGTGACAGGTAGCGCACCGACCTACATC